CTACTTATCTTCAGCAACAAATTGCTGTGAAAGCTTCTACTCGCGTTAAAGGGCAACAAGCCATTAACAGAATCGTAAGCGGATCTAAAGTATCTAAGACCAGCACTACTGGTGAAATTAAGTATGGTTTTGCTAGTCAAAGATTTAGCGGTGGGGCTAATACGCAAATGCTTTGGGCTGGCTTTGAATTTGGTTCAAATAAGTTCAAGCAATTTCCCGCTTACTCTGGCAGACAAGGGCGCGGCTCTCGCGGATGGTTTATTTATCCAACTCTACGCCAAGAGCAGAAGAATATTGTGGCACAATGGACTAGAGCATTTAACAAGATATTAGATAAGTGGGGCATCGGTGGCATCTGATTCCAGAGCATTAACGCTCAAGCTCCTAGCCGATACAGCTGACTTTCAAAAGAAGTTGGCAGCAGGATCTAAAGATATTGATTCGATTGGCGAGAGAGCTGCTGAATTTAGTAAGAAGGCAGCTTTAGCCTTTGCTGCTGCTGGCGCAGCTATTGGCGCATTTGCAGTTAGTGCAGTTAAGGCTGCAGCCGAGGATGAAACAGCCCAAAAACGTTTAGCTGCAACTATTGAAGCAACTACTGGCGCAACCGCTAAACAGATTGCTGGCGTTGAGCAATACATTAAGCAGACTTCTATTGCAGTTGGCGTAACTGACGATAATCTTCGCCCTGCCTTTACTCGGTTAGTTAGATCAACGCAGGATGTAGAAGAAGCTCAGAAGCTACTAAATTTGGCACTAGATTTGAGTGCTGCGACTGGAAAGCCACTTGAAACTGTAACTAATGCTCTAGCTAGAGCTTATGATGGCAATACCACAGCGCTTGGAAAACTTGGCCTTGGACTCGATGCTGACCTAATTAAAAGCAAAGACTTTGACGCAATCTTCCAGCAGCTAACTGGCACATTTGGAAACTTTGCTGAAAACGAATCCGAGACCACTGCCAAGCAATTAGAACGCGTCAAAATAGCTCTTGATGAGGCCAAGGAATCTATTGGCGCAGCCTTGCTTCCAACAGTTCAAGAATTAACTGCTTGGATATTGGAAAACTTTATTCCAGCTCTTGAAGCATTTATTTCAGGCTTAACTGGAACTGATGGATTAAATGAAGGATTGACTGCTTCACAAAAAACAGCAGTTGAATGGGGCAAAAAAATTCGAGGATTTATAGAAACAGTCATTGACCTTAAAGATGAATTGATAGCACTTGGAGTAATTTTAGGTTCCATTTTCTTATCAGCAAAAGTAATTGCTGGAATACAAGCTTTAGCTGGAGCGATAGGACTTTTAACAACAGCCTTTGCAGGACAAAGAACTGCAGCTGCAGGAGCAGCAGTAGCTACCGCTTATGCGACTGGCGGTGTCTCGGTATTAGCTGCGACAGCAGCTTTAGCCGCGATAGGTGGCGCAGCTTTCCTATATGGAAAATTGAAAGATGCTGGGGACGAAGTAAGAGCGCAAAAAACAGGAGCATTAGGCAATTTTTCAATGAGTGTTGATTCTTCTACAGATCGATCTGGCGTTACTAAATCTTCAGATAAAGGCGGTGGCGTATCTACTGGTGGCGTCACTACTGGCGGTGGAACTGTAATAGGATCATTGCCTGTTTTCCCTTCTGGGCTAAATCCAACTGGCAAGGGTATATCTGCTGGCTTTGATGTAGCAGCAGCTAGACGCGGAGAAGAACGCGGCAATGTGATTATCAATGTCAATGCTCCAAGCGCTATTGATGAAGAAGGATTCACTAGGGCCGTAGTCTTAGCTCTTAACAATAGCAATGCTCGAAACGGCGGTGGAGGCGCTACTCTTGGCGGCCTGTCAGCACAATGACCTTATGGAATCCTGTCTATCGAGTCAAGGTCGATGGCGTAACAGCTACTAACGCAACACTTAGCGGCCTAACTATTACCTCGGGTCGCACCGATATTTACTCTCAGCCAATTGCTGGATATTGCAATCTAACCCTTATTGAAACTGCCGAGGCATCAGTTCCCTATGAGATTAACGATGCAGTGACAATAGAAGTCCAAGACTCAACTGGCACTTATGTCAATCTTTTTGGCGGCTTTATTACTGACCTAGGCATTACAGTCCAGACTTCAGGATCAACAGCAACTAGCCAAAGAATCCAGATAACAGCAGTAGGAGCTTTAGCAAGACTTGCTAGAGCGGTTTATGTGGGCAACTTTGCCCATCAATTTGATGGCGACCGAATTGAAGAATTACTTAGCACAGTCCTATTTGACCAATGGAATGAAGTGCCAGCTGCCGAGACTTGGGCAGGATATGACCCATTAGTCCAATGGCAGGATGCAGAAAATAGTGGATTAGGCGAGATAGATACCCCAGGAGATTATGAACTGCATTCTGAGAATGGCCTAGACGATACAGTCTATAATCTTGCTTCTCGCTTTGCGACTAGCGGACTTGGTTATTTATATGAGGATTCTCAAGGTCGCATAGGTTATGCCGATTCAACGCATAGATCTGAGTATTTGGTCGCTAACGGCTATGTCGATTTGGATGGCAATCACGCCATCGGCCCTGCCCTCTCAATTATTAAACGCGCTGGCGATGTGCGAAATTCAATAACTATTAGCTATGGCACTTCGGGCTCTGAGGTTACGGATGAAGATGCAGCTTCAATATCTGACTATGGCCTTCTTGGTTCTACCATATCGACCACACTTCGCAATCAAGGCGATGCTGAGGCTCAGGCAGCTTTCTATCTCACCATTCGAGCTTACCCTCAATTTGCTTTACGGCAGATTAGCTTCCCGTTGGCTAGTTCCGAAATAGATAATACTGATCGAAATAGCCTATTAAATATATTTATGGGGATGCCTTTAAGCATAAATAATCTTCCAAGCAATATGGTCAATGGGACATTTCTGGGATTTGTCGAAGGATGGACTTGGACGGCAAGCCTTAACAGTCTCAATCTGACGATGAATGTCTCCCCGATTGAATTTTCGCTTCAGGCGTTCCGCTGGAACTCAGTCCCCGAAACGGAATATTGGAACACAATCAGCCCAACTTTGGACTGGCAGAACGCTACAATAGTTAGCTAAAGGAGAACGATGACCACCACAGCAATTTTAGGTATCACAATTCCAGATGATACCGACCTAGTAAAAGACGGCGCTTCTGCCATTAGGACAGTAGGCAATGGCTTTGATAGTGCTTTAGCCAAGCTGACCCTTAATGCTCAGACCGCTACTTATACAGTAGTTCTTACAGATAACCGCAACAAGCTAGTTACTATGTCGGTTGCTAGTGCTAATGATTTTTTAATTCCAACTAATGCATCAGTTGCTTTTCCTATTGGATCAGTAATCAATGTAATTCAAATCGGAGCAGGTCAGACAACTATTAAGGCCGTTACTTCAGGCACTACTACAATTTCATCGACAGGAGCTTCAGCGATTGCACCTAAATTAAGGGCGCAGTATTCAGCCGCTTCTTGCATCAAGGTCGCGACCGACACTTGGTATGTCGTAGGAGATATTGCTTAATGCCTATTCTCGGGATTTTTGCTTCTGCTCCAGCTCCATTCTCAGCAAGCGGTGGGACTGAAGTTACTTCAGGGGGATTTAAATATCATAAATTTACCTCCTCAGGAAGTTTTGTAGTGAGCTCTGGTTCTAAAAATGTTGAGGTTTTGTGCATTGCTGGAGGCGGCGCAGGAGGCGGCGATTTATCAGGTGGCGGCGGTGCTGGCGGTCTAAAATACAATTCATCATTTGCAGTTACTAATGGAACTTATACAGTAACTATCGGCGCTGGTGGAGCAGCCACATCTCTAGGCAGTAGTGGAAATCTTGGTAGCAATTCATCATTTTCTACTATTACTGCTACTGGTGGTGGTGGAGGTTCGGATGCTTCTCCAGTTAGCGCAACAGTTGGTGGCAGCGGCGGTGGCGGCGGATATAACGCCCAGACTGGCGCAGCTGGAACTTCTGGTGAAGGTAATGCTGGTGGAAATGGATCTACTGCTAATGCTGCTTGCGGTGGCGGTGGCGGTGCTGGTGTAGCTGGTTCAAATAATAGCGGAGCAAATGGTGGCCCGGGCGGTAATGGTTCATCAAGTTATTCAACTTGGGGAAGTGCAACGACTTCTGGAGAAAATGTAAGCGGAACTTATTATTATGCAGGTGGCGGCGGAGGAGGAGCTAATAATTTTCCTGCTACTTCTGTTGGTGGTTATGGCGGCGGAGGAATTGGAACTGCTGGATTAGGTGTAAATGGTGGTAATGCAACTGCCAATACTGGCGGTGGCGGCGGAGGAACTCGCGGCGGTGGCGGTGCAACTGTAAGCGGAGCTGGCGGTTCTGGAATTATTATTGTGAGGTATGCGGTATGAGTCATTTTGCTCAAATTGATGAAAACAACAGAGTAATACAAGTGTTGGTCGGAGACAATAGTGCTGTAGACGAAGGTTTATCTTTTTTTGAAACAACTCTTGGAGGCCGCTGGATACAAACTTCTTACAATGGAAATATTCGTAAGAATTTTGCTGCAATAAATTATTTTTATGATGAAACATTAGACGCATTTATACCTCCAAAGCCTTTTGATTCTTGGATTTTAGATAAAGTTTTATGTCGCTGGATGCCTCCAATTGAATACCCTAAAGATGGGTTAATTTATATTTGGGATGAAGTTTTGGGTGAGTGGGTAAATGGCTAGATTATGTGCAGCTGGAATTCAATTAAGAGAGCAAATAGATGACGATTATCCTGATAGGAATCGTAAGTCTGATGGCTGGATTGCTGATGCTCGGCATATTGCTAAAGGCAGTTCTGACCATATTCCAGCAAATGGAGTCGTTAGAGCTTTAGATATTGATGCTGATTTATCAGCTCACAAAGAAGAGGCTTACGCGCTAGTTGAAAAAATTCGCAAGTTAGCCAAGAAGGGCGATAAGCGAATTAAATACATAATCTACGATG